CTGCAGAACTTTTTGAGCGATTATTTTCGGCTCTATAAATATTTAGGCATTACGCATGCCCTTGCGATGTAAAATTGATTATTTGATTTACGCATAACCTTGCGTACTTTATTTGATCCCCATCTTTTGTTGGGCATCTTTTATGTTGCCTCTCCGAAGTCTGATTACATTTCATGACTATCTTTATTTATCTATCCTCTGGTTTTTCAGCCAGAGAGAAAACAATTGAAACGACCCCTAGATGGAGTTTTTAATGAATCCATCGTCTAGTCATACCGACTAGTTTTTTGAATTACATGAAACGTATATATTCATTTACGTTAATGATTGTTGTTGACATAGTGTCAACACATAATTCAAGCGAATTCACATTTATTTGTGAGTTTATTATGCTCTTTACTGATCATATGGAAGCTTTATGTCCATAAGAACTATTATTCCTAATTTAGGAATCTCTAGAACTCTATTTGGATTGATCTGGCTAATACCTTTTCAATCCTTATCTTGTTTTATCATGAGCGCGAAGCTGCTACTCGGCAGCCGGTCTTAGGTTATCATCGATTCCCGAGCGTCATCCGAAATGTCAAATTGACCAAATAAATCGACCCCTATGTTTGCTTCTAGCTTACACCGGGGTGGTTTCGCAAACGAAATCACTCCATTGGACTCTCAGTCCAAAAACATGTTACACACGTCTATCGCAGACATTAAATGCGAGCATGCGGTACTCCCCGTGGCCCCACAAGCCCCGAGTACACTTGCTATGACTTGTGATGATAAAACCACAATTCGATGTTCTGAAAACAATATTAAACCCCAAGCGGGTTTGGAAAACATTTTCAGTTATTCCAAAATCTTCAAAGAACTTAGTGATAAGGCGGATGTATATCTGCCCGAAAACATAGTTAGAGAAGGTGAAGGATTGTTTGCTCTTTTCTTTTCATTAAGAGAAGTACAATCCATCGAACAATTCCTCGCAATTGTCTTCCTTTATGTGCGCGAGCACTATAGAGACAAAGCAGTTACAACCATCGTTTGCGAATACATTGAAGAACTTTTCAATGTAAGCAAGGATTCTCTCAACGGACCACAATCCGGAGGTGAACATCCCAAATGGTTGCAATTAATGCGAAACACACAACAGAATTGGTTGCTACTCAAGAACAACAAAGTGTTTTCCCAGTTATCGAAACTCCTCGGAGTTTTGGTGACTATGGGATTATGCGATGCTGCTTGTTTAAAGTTCACCATTGCTGGATATAAACTTTTTGACGATAAAGTTCTCGAAAAACATTATGAAGCCACTGACATGGTCGATGCTGTTTTCGGAACAATAACTTATTTTGCAGAAGGTGCTTATCAATGTTTCAGAACAGGAAGTCTCAAACCACTACTCATCAATGATGCTAGTGCTGTCGAGATGGACGAGGAATACAACACCATGATTCAATGGTGGGATCTTGTTCGAGGTGGAAATCTTGAAAAATTAACACAAGTAACAGAATCCGAATTCGATCGTAGACTTGAAAATTTAACATCACAGCTGAAAAATGTCAGCCTTTCATTGAAGGGCTTAGACAAGAAGCTTGTGAACGATAAAATTTCACGTTTACTTTTGATAAAGAATGACTATATAACCATGAAAATTACTGGTGGTATTAGGGAAGCTCCCTTTGCCATAGAATTATTTGGTGAAAGTAGTCAAGGTAAAACAACATTTGGTGACATGCTCATCGATGCTCTATTGACCTCGGCAAACATGCCTATTTCAAAAGAATATCGAGCAGCATTAAATGCCGGCGATAAGTATATGTCCACATGGACATCTGACAAGCTCGTAGCTCTCATAGATGATGCAGCTAACGAGAAAGCTACTTTCGTCGAAAAGCCACCAACTCGATTAATAATCGACATTTGCAATAATCAACGCTATTACGCTCCCAAGGCGGAATTAGCAGATAAAGGCAGATGTTTTGTTGAACCAAAACTCGTAGTAGTCACTACCAACAAGAAATGCTTGGATGCAGGAACATATTCAAATTGTCCCTTTTCCATACAACGCCGAATGGACGTTGTCATTACTGTTGCGGCCAAGAAACAATTCCAACGTCTCGACAAAGATGGTGTCTCTTGCGGTATTGATTCACAGAAGGTTTCTGATTTCTATACAGTAGATGGGATTTACACCCCACCTATTGTTGATGATATTTGGGAATTGACTGTTGAACGAGCCGTTAAACCACAAAAATTGACAGAAACAGCTCATTATCAGAGTTGCGAATACCGCGGGAAGAAACTTGAAAGAGTTTCATCCACAACGGTTATGCAATATCTTATTGAGTTGTTCACACGTCATAGAATCAATCAGTCACACATGATTGCAACACAACTTGCACGAGCAGGTCAGATGGAAAAATGTGAACACGAAAATTGTCCGCATTTAAAGGGATATTGTCCCGACCATACTGACATGGAACCGCATTTTGGTTTCAAACTTGCTTTGGCTGCTGAACGTATTAAACAAAAAGCCTACCGACAAATAGGTGGTGACGTGAGTAGTTCTCTGCTATCAGCAGAGGTTGCTGCCACAACCTTGTTATATACTTTCTCTACCAAATTCTTCGATAGATGGGATTGGATGCGCTTAGTGCCATTGCCAGCCCTAGAGAACGAATATGGTAGATCATTCTTTTTGTGGTGGAATAAAGACAAACTTGAACAGTCCTTCAACGCCCAAACGCGTGGACACTTCATGTTGTCACTCATTGCATTGCTGTTTCTACCGTGGTGGTTAGGCGTTTTTGTAATGAACCTTTGTATTTGCCGTCAAGCCTACTTAGTCGAATCGATTGAGGAAACACTTTTCAATGAATTAACAGAGCGTTCATCTAGCCTACCCATTATAGTGCAGAAAAAGAGAGATGAAAATGCGAAGAATTTGTTCTATGCCTGTGCTGCTCTTGGAGCGTTGTATACATTGATTAGTGTGTATAGACAATACAGAAAAATAAACGACAGTCAAGGAAATTTGACCCCTTCAAGTAATCTAGAAATAGACGAACGCGATAAGGAAGAATCCCCATGGACTGGAGTCCACGTTTCTGAGTTGCCTATTACACCCAAATCAAAGTGTGTAACCGACGACCAGTTGCAGTCAAGAGTTAAAAAGAACTTATTGTACGGTTCCCTCAAAACCGATGATGGGAATCTGATGGTTAATGGTTTGTTTATCAAGCCAAATGTCGTCATGATTCCCAATCATTACTTTTCCGTTAAGGATGAGTTTGAGGTCACATTCAATAAGGATTTCCCAGACAAAAGCGGACAACGTTTTCGTACCAGAATTTCCATCGATTCGTCGGTGAGAATTCCAGGAACGGATATGCGTTTATGCTACAGTCCCAATGGAGGTTCATTTGCAGATGTTACTAAACATTTCCCTGTAGATCACATGCCCGATTTTCCATTCACAATGTTGTGGAGAGGAAAAGAAGGAAGTTTTATACAGGGTAATGGTGTAGCCAACTCTGGTAGAACCACCAACACTGTCGCTGAATTTCAAGGCGGAGACTACACCAATCTATCCATTGACACGTTCAAGGGAATGTGCGGTGCTGTCCTCGTTACTGAGACAAAAGGTAGTGTTATTGGAGGTTTACACCTTGGTGGTATAGCCGGCACCCGTAAAGGATGTTACGGTTCATTCACGCAAAAGCAACTCCAAGCTGGTATTGACTCCCTTAAGAAAATTGAGGGGGTATTATTGACTGGTTCAGGTGGTAGTTTTAAAGAAGAGATTCTTGGAACCAAAATCATGACCAATCAACCATTACACGCTAAGAGTTCATTGAACTACATGCCACACAATTCCCAAGTAGAATACTATGGATCGTGTGTCGGTATGTCTTCTTACAAGTCTGATGTCAAGGTCAGCTTGATAAGTGAGAATGTCGAAAATGTATGTGAAGTACCAAACAAATGGGGTGGACCTAAATTCAACCCTGATTGGTTTGGTTGGCAAAAATGCTTAGGCATTGTTAGTGTGCCAGCTAAACCTTATCCACATGCACTGCTCGAAAAAGCGGTATTGGATTACAAGCAAAATCTCATTGACATAATGATGAACATGCCCGCGTGGCTTGCAATGTGTCCGTTGGATGAGAAACAAACCTTATGTGGTGTTCTTGGAAAAAGATTTATTGATGCAATCAATTTAGCCACTTCCATAGGATTCCCGTTGGGAGGACCCAAACGCAAACACGTTGTGGAACTACCAGCTGAGGAAATGTTTCCCAACAACAGAGAATTTACTCGTGAAATCAGGGAAGAAATCGAGCGATGCCGTGAATTGTATAAAGCCGGATTACGAGCTTACGCAATAGCTAAGGCATGCAAGAAAGATGAAATCTTGCCTGAAGACAAAGACAAATGTCGTATATTCTACGGAAACACGATCGCTTTGACCTTTCTCATTAGGCAGTACTTTTTACCAATTATTCGATTCATACAAATGAATCCATTGGTCGCTGAATGCGCCGTTGGAATCAATAGTTTGAGTCCTGAATGGCAGCAATTGCATGAATTTATGTCGAGTAAAGGCGATGATCGTATTTTTGCTGGTGATTACAGCAAATATGATCAACGCATGCCTGCTCAACTGATCGCAGCTTCTCTGCGAATCCTCATCGATCTTGCCAAACTGTGCAATTATACCGAAGAGGATATCACCATCATGGAAGCCATGACGGGAGATCTAGTATTTCCCTTCATTGCCTACAATGGTGATCTCATTGGCCTAACCGAAGGAACACACATCAGTGGTAATTCCCTAACTGTCATCCTGAATGGCATAGGGGGTAGCCTCAATTTGCGTTGTTTCTTCTTTTCTCTTTATCCTGAACAGAGTTTCAGAGAAAAGGTTGCCATGAGCACGTATGGTGATGATAACAAAGGTTCTGTTGATCCCTCATGTCCAAATTTCAATATTAAGGCTTTTTCACATTTCCTGGAAGGTTATGGTCAATCTTATACCATGCCTGACAAAGAAAGTGAACTTGTCCCGTACATGAATGAAAAAGATGCCGATTTTTTGAAGAGATCGAGTGTTTATCATTCAGCACTGGGACAGCACGTTGGTGCGCTATGTGAAGATTCTATTTTCAAGTCATTGCACAACTATGTGCGCTCGAAAGGTTCTCCAATTACGGAGAAACAAGCTTGCGCGCAGAATGTTGACACTGCACTTAGAGAATGGTTCTGTCATGGACCCGACGTGTATGAGAGTAGGAGGATGGATATGCGAGCAATCGCTAATTTGTCCAATATTTCTCATATGTGCAATATGCTAGATACGTCATACACGGAGTGTGTGGCTAAATGGCATGAAGACTACGGTCAAAATCCAGGTGACGCTGGATCCTAAGGGAAAGCAAACGTCATATATATTTCTGGTTACCTGTATAATAACTTAGTGTACATAATAAATGTTTAGCAAGGCTTTGTATATATTCTGACATCCCACAAAAGGGATACCTCTTTTTAGAGGAGTGTCTCGTCAACACAACAAATGTACAGCGGAAAACGACTTAAGCCGGTTGTTTTACCGTATCATAAATGGTTTAGTAATTTTAATGTAAAAATAAATACCCCACAAAAAGAATCGTCGGCTGAAATGGTGACGTTCAAAGATCAAAATCCGTCTTACTGCTACGAAGTAGGCAATACTTTAGATAGTACCTACAAAGTGGTGGATAATGACGATGCGGATCTCGGAAATTTCTTTGCGAGGCCGGTAAAAATCCAGTCCTTCAATTGGGCTACTTCTACCACCTTGTTCGAGAAATTTAATCCTTGGCAGGATTATTTCGAGAATCCGAGAGTCATGAACAGAATATCCAATTTTGCGCTAATGCGCGCCAAATTGCATGTTAAATTCGTGATTAATGGTAATGGATTTCATTACGGAAGATTGATTTCTTCCTATATTCCATTGCCTGCGGTCGACGACTTTACAGTAGATCGTGCTTTCTTTCAACAAGACATTGTTCAAGCATCGCAACGACCTCACTTGTACCTCGACCCAACCACCTCGCAAGGTGGTGAAATGGTACTGCCATATTTTTGGTATGATAATTACCTATCCATTCCAAGTGTGGAATGGAGACAAATGGGTGATATGATCATACACACCTTGCAAGGGCTCAAGCATGCCAATGGTGCGACAGATTCTGTCACCATCTCAGTGTTTGCTTGGGCCGAAGACGTAGCTCTCTCTGTACCTACATCCGCTGAACCGTTTGGGTTAACACCGCAAATGGGTAAAGAAGATGAATACGGTAGAGGAGTTATTTCACGACCCGCATCCGTTGTCGCTAGAGTGGCAGGAGGATTGCGTAGTGCACCATACATTGGTAACTATGCTAGAGCGACAGAAATAGCAGCAAATGCTGTTAGTGCCGTGGCCACGACCTTCGGTTATTCTAGACCAACGAATTTGGAACATGTCAACTACTATCGCCCCACGGTGATGGGCAATTTGGCAAACGTTAACGTTCCGGATAGTTGTCAAAGATTGACACTAGACGCAAAACAGGAACTGACAGTTGATCCAACTACAGTGGGCCTAGGTCCAGTAGATGAAATGACTATCTCTTCCATTGCTTCACGTGAGTCTTATTTGACTCAATTTCCATGGGCCGTGGCGGCCACCACAGAACAAATGCTATGGCAGACGCAAGTCACACCATACACTTGGGCTGTTAACACGTTGTCAGCCGAACCTGAAATGCACATTCCTGCATGCATGTTCGCTGCATTACCCTTCCAGAATTGGTACGGATCAATGAAATATCGGTTTCAAATTGTATCCTCCAATTATCATAAAGGTCGTATCAAGATTGTATATGACCCACATGGTTTCCAATCCAATGAGTACAATACGAACTATACGTACATCATTGATATTGCTGAGGAAAAAGATTTCACAGTACAGATTGGCTGGGGTTCGGACAAACCGTATTGTATTTCTGGTGCGCCAGGAGCAGTTTCATTCATTGATGCTACTACTGTACCTTATGATACAATTGATGCTCCAGTGGTGCCACTTAACCGCGCCAACGGTATGTTGCGAGTTTACGTTGTTAACGAACTCACCGTACCTAATTCTACCATTGATAATGATATTAGTCTGAATGTGTTTGTAGCAGCTGGAGATGATATGCAATTCCGCAACCCCAGTGATGCGTTAGAGCAATATTCGCATTTTTCTACACCCCAGATGGGTTTCGAACCCCAACATGGTGTGGAGGGAGATGTGGACGAAACATCAGAACCTAGTAAACCAATGTCACAACAGGTGGACCATGAGATACTTTCTAAGGTTTCGACAACAGATGCGTATGACCACGTGTTTTATGGAGAATCTATAGTGTCTTTCCGTAGTTTACTCAAACGATATTCTCAACACACTTTCGAAATTCCACCAGATGATGATGGAACTATGGAGTGGTCGTTGACAAAATTGGCTTTTCCGTACTATAAGGGTTATGCACCTGGTGCAATTACACCTAATGGTACTCCGAATAACTACAATTATTCTAGAATGACGATGTTAAACTATCTCACTCCTGCATATGTAGGTTGGAGAGGTTCACTGCGTTGGAAAACGGCTACGGTTGCCGCATCCACCTCTGAAATCAATAATGCTACCCCTATCCGCGTTACGCGCGAAGTGGCAGGGCAAACGTATTCAAATACGTCATTGTTACACGGATCGGATGCGGGATTCGCTCTCTCTTTAATGGAAGGAACCAAGTCCACATTAACTGGAGCTGCATACACACACGACAATGTGTGTCCAACTCTAGAATTTGAAATTCCTTTCCAGCAGACACGGAGATTTGCGTATGCCAAGAGAGCGGATTGGACAACCAACAGTGCTCTTGGTAATGCATTTACCATGACACAATTGGTGGGTAAGGGCATAAATTCCAAGATTGCCTCTGAGCAAATGTGTTCCACAGGTGAAGATTACTCACTATTTTTCTTCACAGGGTCGCCCATCTTATACTTTGATGTGGCCCAACCAGCTCTGTAACAAGAGCAAAGACTGAAAGGTCTTTAAAACACCCTCATACAGGGATTCAATAATAGTATGGACATCCGCACGGTGATGTAAATCGTGCAAACACAATACTATCTAGTAGTATAACCCTGATGGGGATCGTCAGGTGTGGTTACAATGTAATCGCGGACAACACGTCTGAGTCATATGGCTCGAAATTTTATCAAAATTCTGGTAGACTGTGTTGTCTAGCAGAAGTATGAGTTTACTTCGAGTTCCCAATTTCTCAGTGTGATTGCCCACAACGCACGCTATTTATAGCGAATCGCCTGCAGTTATAC